TCTGTGTCAAGTGTACATAGGCTTTTATTTTTTTCATTTTAGTTTTTTCTGTCAATGAATTAGGAATAGTTACATCCTTTAATTCCATTCCTAACCTATTTAAGTTATGACTGTCAATACATGACACGTTAAAACCTAACATTTGACATACAAATGAAGCCTTGACAGCACCTAAACCCGGAACCTCCATGAATAATCTCACAGCTTTACTGACTGTATCAATATTATCCAGTGATTCCTTCTGTAATTCTTGCACCTTCCAAAATAATTCTGTCTGGTTTTCTATTGCATATTCCAAGCCTTTTCTTTTACTACCAAACAAATATTTACTATCAGTACCATGCTTATCAATATCATTCAATTGATTTTTACAACTACTCAAAGGCTGTTGGATTGTAGTAAATACAAATTTAATTACATCCAATAAACCTTCCGGAGTTTTTAACGCATGCTCTGAGATTGTCATACAGTCTACATCATACATACAGCACCTCTCATTTTTAGTTATTGTCAACGCATAACATGTTATGCCATTCCAATCTGGTATTCCTTGATTGATGTATACATTATCTCATAGTAATGCTCTAATGTCAAACTCAAGGTATCTAGCTTGGATTATTATTGTTTAGGCTTGCTTTGGTATTGCTTAATATATAAAGTCCTCTTAAATCGAATATATGGAGCTCATTCTCAGGATAATAGACACAAAAAAACCCGGACATTGCCGGGCTTGATTGCTTACTGGTTAGATTAGGCTGCGATTATTTTCTTGACCTTCTCCGATACTCTAGCCTTGACAGCTCCTCTAAGTGCTTCCACTTCATCTAGTGTGAAATACTTCTCTACAAACTCCCACGCTTGCTCATGTGTGATTGATTGTGTGTTAGGTTCAACACTATCTTCCGGCTTTGGTGCCTTTTCTGTTACTTCTTGCTTGTCCTTTGTACTGGCTTGCTTTGGTGCAATAACAGCTACATCATCCTTTCCTAACCCTTGAAGGCTTAGTCCAGTTTTTTGCTTAGAGCTTGCTCTGGATACTTGTGTTTTAATCTTAGCTGTTGACTCATTGTTAACCTTCATGAGTTCGACTATGCCTAATATCTCTGTATGTCCGGCTTTGCCTTGCTCCATATAGGCTGTTATCTTAGCTTGCTGGTTAATCTCAGTCTGGTTAGCCTTGACGTATGAGCGATATAAAGTAGCTTGTTGTTTGTTTAAGTCATTGATAGTATTCATATTATTTCCTTTATGTTAGTTAAATGTTAATGAGAATCATTCTCGTTTAGGACCAGTTACTGCGTCCATGTGTATAAATATACCCTTCTCAGTTTGAGAGTCAAGCGTTTTGGCAAAATAAATATTACGCATAACATGTTATGCCACTAAAAACTACAATCACTCTCACATTTATCTCACATTTTCCACCCTTGCCACTCATGGCTATTAATGGCACATTCCACCCTTGCCACCTTCCACCATTGATTGCAATTTCTGGCTAGTCATGGCCATGGGGGGCCCCTTATGGGCGACCACCTGCTACGCAGATAGTGTCATTAGCACATGAGATGGGATTTGAGCCTACAATGTAATTACAAATTTACTAATCCGAAGGTACAGTTTGTGGCTATTTGTGGGAAAGTTCTTGCAATGTGCAGCAAAGCGTGGTATAATAGGGGTATAGAACCTCCCTTTTTAACACAGGACAAAGGTATGCCAAAGGAAACAAAAAAGAAAGCAGGTAATCCCAATTTATACAAGGGCATGCCATCATTGAATCCAGCCGGCAGACCCGTAGGTTCAGTAAACAAATATACAGCTTTAAGCAGAGAAGTATTATCAGCAAGAGGTCCAGAGATTGTGGACAAGGTTATTGAGTTAGCCTTAAAAGGTGATAGACATTGTTTAAAGATGTGCATGGATAGAATTGTTCCAGCACATAAAGCTGTTGAAATAAAACATGAACACCAGGATTTAGGAATAAATATTATTGTTGAATCCGTAAAGGCTATAGAAAAGCAGGAAGCAGAGGAACAAGCTACCTTTGAAGGTGAAGTAATAGAAGCTATAGACGATTAATGGCTGATATTAAAGTTTCTCTCCACGATGCTCAGATGGAGATATTTAAATCTCCGGCACGTTTTAAAGTTGTTTCAGCAGGTAGAAGATTTGGTAAGTCAAGGTTAGCTGCTTGGGTTTTATTAATCAAAGCACTACAAAGCAAAAGCAAAGACGTATTTTACGTTGGTCCCACATTCCAACAATCAAAAGATATTATGTGGGGTATGCTAAAGGAGTTAGGGCAGGATGTTATAAAAGCTGCTCACGAAAACACAGCAGTGTTAACTTTAGTCAACGACAGAAAGATATACCTTAAAGGCTCAGATAGACCAGATACTTTGAGGGGCGTGGGATTAGAGTACGTAGTGCTCGATGAATATGCCAGTATGAAGCCTGAAGTGTGGGAAATGATTTTAAGACCTACTCTTGCAGATGTTAAAGGTGGTGCTATGTTTATTGGTGCTCCTGCAGGAAAGAATCATTTTTATAAACTATACATAGAAGCACAACAAGATAATGACTGGCAAGCATTTCAATTTAATTCCACAGATAATCCATTACTGGACCCCAAAGAAATCGCTGCTGCAAAGAGTACAATGTCTACTCAAGCATTCAGGCAGGAATTTGAAGCCACCTTTGAATCCTTTACAGGAGGAATATTTAAGGAAGAGTGGATTAAGTATGTCGATAATGAAACAGACTTTGCGGAAGGTACAATAGGTCATTATGTAGTAGCAGTAGACCCAGCAGGGTTTGAAGCAGCAAGTAAAGACAGAGGTTTAAAGTCAAGTAAGTTAGACGAAACAGCAATATCAGTAGTTAAGATTGTTAATGATGAATGGTTAGTAAAGGATATATATCATGGTAGATGGGGTATTAAAGAAACTGCTTTTAAAATACTACAGGCTGCAATTGAAAGTCAAGCAACTACTGTCGGAATTGAAGCCGGAGCGTTAAAGAACGCAATCATGCCTTATCTTGAGGATGAGATGAGGACACACGGTAGATGGGTTAACATAACAGATGTTACTCATGGCGGTAAAAGAAAGATAGATAGAATTACATGGTCGCTGCAAGGACGACTAGAGCATGGTAAGATAAAATTTAGAAAGGCAAGTTGGAACGACCACTTTATTTCCCAGATGATGGACTTTCCTTCCCCTCTTAGCCATGATGATTTACTGGATAGCCTTGCATATATAGACCAAGTCAGTGTAGCAGACTACGCAGGCAGTATAGAACTAGACGAATGGGAACCAATGGACGCAATAGCAGGATATTAATTTATGGAAGAGAAAGATTACTTAGATAGTCCACACAGTCAGTTAAGAGAATGGGTGTTAGACAGAGTAGACCAGTGGGAGGACCACAGGAATACTAATTATATGTCTAAGTGGGACGAATATTACAGATTATGGCGTGGTATTTGGGCAACAGATGACAAAACAAGGCAATCAGAGAAGAGTAAATTAATTTCTCCAGCCACATCACAGGCAATTGAAGCCACAGTAGCAGAATTAGAGGAAGCAATCTTTGGAGGTAACCGTTGGTTTGACCTAGAAGATGACATCCTTGACCAAAACAAACAAGACGCAGAGTATATACGTAACTTACTCCATGAAGATTTAACAAAAGATGGAGTTAAGGACGCTATTGCAGAGTGTTTACTTAACGGTGCCATATTTGGTACAGGTATTGGTAAGGTATTAGTACAAGATAAAATGGAAATGGTAGCAACTGAGGTACCTATTCCGGGTACTATGACTACTATGACGGAAACAGAAGAAGTTCCGTACACTTGTGTTAAGTTAGAATCAGTATCACCAAAAGAATTTGTTATTGACCCTACAGCTGCAACAATAGATGAAGCATTAGGTGTCGCCCACATAGTAATCAAACCTAAATACATGATTACTAAGGGCATGAAAGATGGTATATACAATGATATGCCATTAGGTAGCTATGACAAAGCAGACTTTGGTTTTGATGAAGAGTTTAGTGACTCTGATGAAGATGACAAAGTAAAAATTGTAGAATATTGGGGATTAGTTCCTAAAAGATTTCTTAGTGGTAACTCAAGTAGTGTAGACCAGTTTGATTACAATGATGATGAGTTAG